GGAGCGGCATTAGATAATCGTCAGGTTGCCCATGACCGGCAACGCTCCGGCTGGCGCAGTGACCGGCGTCGCGGGGATCGTCATGTCGAAGCGGTTGACGCCCGGTGTCGCGCTGATCGCGGCGTAAAGCTGCGACGGATAGACGGTTCCCGCGATCTCGCCGATCGCCAGGAAGGCGTCTTGTAGCGATGCGAGGATGTCGGCTTCCATCGCGACCGTCGAGGGATCGAGATTGGCGAGCGTCACATCGATCGGTGACGGCACTGGCGCGGCGACGAACACAAGCGCGGTGACCGGCTGCACCGGCCAGATATGTTCGGCGACGGCGAGTTGATCGCCGCTCGCGGTCGGTCCTCGAATCTCCTCGCTCGCGCAACCGTCGGTGCCTTGCGGAAAGCCGCCATCGGCAGCATTGGCAACGTCGAACATCGGATAGACCTGAACCTGACCGGCGCTCGATTGTATCCAGGCGCGCGTGCAGCCGGGCACCTCCATCGCCCACTCGATGTAATCGGACGCGGCGCCGCCCTGCGGCGGTTGAGCATACTTGAACAGCATTCGCGTCCGCAGTTCGTCTTGCTTCTCCTGGTCGCTGCCTCCGGTCAACGGCGAGACGGTCACGCCGCCTGAGTTGATCCCCGGCACCGGATTGTCGATCGAGATCGCAACGCCGGTATCGGCGTTCGTCGCGGCGCCATTGACGGCGGCGACGATCGGCACGACCAGCGCGCCGGTCGCATCAACGGTGCCATCGGCAGTCGTCGTATAGGGAGTGCCGTCCTGGCGGGTTAGCGACGCTCCGGAAGGCAGCACGAGATCGGCGGTGCCGGTAAATTGCGCGCTGCCGGTCGCGGGCGTGCTGTCCTTTTGATAGACGCCGATCATCGCCGCCCAGGCGTATAGATATTCGTCGGTCGCGGTAAACGGAACCGACTGGCGGCTGATCCAGTCAACATAGCCGTAAACCGAATACGCGAGACCGGACATGCACCACGCGAGGGCGCGCAGCACCGCGTTGCGGAGCAAGCCGTCGAGACCCGGCACCCCGCTTGTCGTGACGTCTTGGATTGCTTGATTGCGCAGCGCGGTCAAAGTCGGTCTAGCGAAGGGCATATTTACCTCACCATCGCGCGCTGGCGTTGCATAGGCGGCGGCGGAACGCGAACTGGCGACGGCAGGACGGCGAGGCCTTGCCACGCCCAGCCGAACGTAAAGCGGGTCACGGTTCCATCCGGCTTTAGGATCGCGATCCCGATCCCGAGCAAGGTCGAGCCGACCGCGGCGCCGAGCCAGGACGTATTGACGGCGATCTGCTTCGCCACCCCGTCATCGACCAGCCATTGCAACGCCTCTTCGGCATAGCGGCGCGCGAGACCGAGCGTGTCGCGGGTTTTCTTGGCGCGCTCTAGCTGCCAGAGGTTCGAGCCTAGCGGCTGATCGTTGTAAGGATCGGCCCACCAGCCGCGCCGGTCGCTCGTGCCATCGGTCGGAACGAAGTCGGGCGTCGCGAGCTTGTCGGAGAACAGCGACACCAGGCACGCAGTCTCCAAGTCTTGCCCGGTCTGGAGATCGCCGACCGCCAGGGTCCAGTCGCCTTGCGCGTTGACGTTATCCCACAGGATGTAAACGTCGCCCGCGCAATTCGCCGGCTGCAACACGCCATCGGCAGAAGGAACTGGCAAGCCGGCTTCCTCGATCCAGCCGGTCATGGGCGCGCCTCGAGCGCAGCGATCCGCGCGGTAAGCTCGGCGACGACGGCGGAAAGCTGATCGAGCGCGCTGACCGCCGCCGCGTCGAATTCGAGCGCGTGACCGTCCCATTGCGACGCGCCGATCGGCGGCACCCATACGAAACCGTCGCTGCCGAGCCGCGCGGAATTGTTCGCGTCGGCGCTGACGCGCGCCGGCCCTGCCGGCCCGGTCGCTCCGGTCGCGCCAGCCGGACCCTGCGGCCCGGTCGCTCCGGTCGCTCCGGCAGGGCCTTGCGGCCCCGTCGCGCCGGTCGGCCCTACCGGACCGGGAACCGTCGAATCAGCGCCGGCGGGGCCTTGCGGCCCTGTGGCGCCGGGTGTGCCGGCGACCCCTTGCGGACCTTGCGCGCCGGTCGCGCCGGTCAGGCCGATCGGACCTTGCGGCCCCGTTGCTCCGGTCGCGCCGGTTGCGCCAGTCAAGCCGATCGGACCTTGCGGCCCGGTTGCTCCGGTCGGACCCGCAGGACCGGGAACCGTCGAAGCTGCTCCTGGCGGGCCTTGGGCGCCGGTCGAGCCGGTCGCGCCGGTATCGCCCTTCGGCCCCTGTGGTCCGGTGGGCCCAGCGGGTCCGGTCGCTCCGGTCGGCCCAGCGGGTCCGGTCGGCCCAGCAGGTCCAGCAGGCCCAGGCGGTCCCGCCGAGCCGCCGCCCCGGTTCGCGTCGCAGTAATGCTTGGTGACGACTTCGTTCGGGTCCGCAGGCTCATACGCCATGGTCTGCCGGCCCTCGACGTGCACGAGAGGCGTCGTCACGGTCACACCGTCGGAGGCGTTGACCTCGACGGTCGGAACCGTGGTCGTGTGCTTGCCGGTCGCGGCGACTTCGATGTTGCCGCCATTGGCGAGCTTTATGACGCTGCTGTGGCTGTCATAGAGCGCGACCTCGCCGAGCAGGAGATTGCGTAGCCGATACTTCTGATTGCCGGTTGCGACGATGACGCCGTTTGATCGGTCGCCCGACCCGAAGATCGCCATCGCGTCCGACCCCGGCATTGCGTGCGACGCGAGACCGTAAATCTGCAACACCGGCAGCGCGTCGATCGTCTCGGGCGGAAAGCCGCGCACCTGTGCACGATGGATGGGGCCGGTGTCGTCGGTCGCGGTAATCTTGACCGGCGCGATCGTCATCTGGGCGCGGCGATAGAGCCGATCCGTCACGCTCATGTGCTGACGGTCCCGCCCTTCGGATTAAAGCTGTTGTCGGCGTTCGGCTTGGTCGGATTGGCGTTGTTTACGTCGTCCTGCGTGACCAGCATGTTCGGCGATGTCGGCTCAACGGTGAACGCCTCGGGCGGCCATAGTCCTAGTTGCGCGTGCTGGCCGGCTTCGTCGCGGACATAGGTGACGGTGCCGATCAGCCAGCTTTTGTTGGCGAGCTTCAACTGTGGCGCGGTGATCGGCGCGAGCTTGTTCGGCTCCCAGAGCTTGCCGGCAGCGTCGCGCCATGCGTCGCACTTGACGGTAAAAGCGAAGCTCTGCCCCCATCGGCGGTTCTTTTCCCAGAGCGCGCGCTTACCGGCGAGCGGCTGGCCCATAACGAATTGCTCGCTGATGACATAGAGCTTGCGGAAGCGCGGCACTTCGTCGTCGCGGACGATCTGGCCGACGGTCGGCGAGTTGATTCCGGCGTCGGTGCCGAGCGCCATCATCGAGATTAGATGGCCTTCGTATTCCTGATAGCGTTGATCCATCGAGAAGCTGACACCAGCGGTCTCGACGTTCTCGCCGACCGTAAAGCCCGACGCCATCGACTCGGTGCCGACCTTGGCGAGCATGACCGAGCCATCCGGCAGGTCGTACGGGATCATCTCGGAATAGCGGGTGATCCGGTCGATGATCTCCCAGACGGTCTCGCCGAGATTGATGTTGAACTGCGGCACCTGAATGCCATCGCCCGCCGTGCTCTGGACTTGGACGCCGTACGGCGCGGCGAGCTTGCGAACGATGTCGAGCGTCGAGCCGTTGCGGATTTGCATCCCCTCTTTGCTTTCGCTTCCGGCGCTGGTGTTCTCAACGATCGCCGAGCAGTCAACGAGGTCCTCGCTCTTGCTGCGCCCGATGATCCGGATCGTGTGCTGCTCGCCGCTGATCTCGGAGGTGTAGCGGTCGACATAGCCGGTCAGCACGAGATCGGCGCCGATTTGGACGGTGCAAGGCTGCCCCGGCTTTAGGTCGATGTCGGCGGCATTGGGATACTTCTCGGTCGCCTCGATCGAGAAGCTCGCCGGAATCGCCGCAAGGGGTCGCGTGACGGATACCCGCTGCCAGCCAGTAACCGCCTGGAGACCGACGATCAGCGTCAGGACGTCGCTCGATCCTGGCGGCGGACCATGCGTGACGACGCCGTGCGCGTCGCTCATTGGTTCAACGCCGGGAAGGCGGTCGGCAGGAACAGCGGATGCGGCGGATCGGCGGACGCGACAAGCCCCGGCTCGCGCGGCGTGTCCTGATAGAGCGTCCAGGCTTCGGCGAGCGATGGCATGGGCGCGCGGGTGTCGATCTCGACCAGCCATGCGAGATTGGCGCCGCGCACCGCGAGATCGAGCGCGACGGCGGCGCGAAGCGTCCGCAACGCCTGATAGGTCGCATCCTTGCCGGCGTCGCCGGCCCGCGTCGCTTCGGCGTCTAGCGCGCCGCATACGGCGATCCGGACGGCTACGGCGTCTTGGTAGGAGTTCGGCAGGTAAGCCTGCGTAGCCTGCGCTAGAGCCGCGCAACAGGCACATCGGAGGGTGGACGCCAAAGCGTCCTGCGCGGCGCGCGCTTCGGCGGACAAGGGACCGGCCCCGGCGATCGGCGGCGGCATCCAGCCGGCGAGCGGCAGGAGGAGCCGGATCGCGTCGGCGGGATCATTGGCGGACGCGGCGAGGGCGTTCGCGAGATCGACCCCGGCAGCGGCGAAGGCGTCGGATTGCGCGCTCATAGGAAGCTCGCGGCGGTGTTCACGAGATTGGCGGTCGAGTTGACCAAGGTCCGCGCCGTCGTCGCCGCGGCGAGCGCGCCCTGGACGGTCGCGGTCACCGGCTGGAGGGTCGACCGGCTTCCGGTCCCATACCTGCCATAGAAGCCGGCGAGACCGCGGACGCTGTTGAATATCCGGCTGGCGTCATTGACCGCGCTCATCGCGATCCCGGTGAACTGACCGACCGAAGCGGTCGCCGCGTGCGCGACGCTGGCGACGCTCGCCAGGGCGGACCCTAGGTCGGAGGCCGACGCGATGTTGAGTTGAGCGGCGGCGGCGACGACGGTCTGCGCGGTCGCGGTCGTGGTCGCCGGATATTTGACGTCCCCGGCGACGATAAAAGAGAACTGAAGCTCGACGACGCGACCGCGCTCGCGCCGGTCGGCGCACTGGAACTCCAGCAGCACGCATTGAATGCTCCCGAGCGTCGGATGCACGAGCGTGCCGGCGCCGGATTGCTCGCAGGCCCGAAGCATGGCGTCGCGCTGCTGATAGACGTCATCGCCGACAAGAAACGCCTGGATCGAGAACCGTCTCGGCAGCTTGCCCAAGTCCTCGGCCCAGGCGTCGTCTCGATAGGGGTATTCGTGGATGGCGACGCGCCGGCCTGCGGCGGTCATGCCGGCATCGAGCACGAAGCCGACGCCGCGCCACGACCCGGGTTGAAGCTGCTGGAACCACGCGCCGTCCGCCCAGGACGCGCCCGAGCTATCCGGTATCTGCGATCCGCCGAAGCTCTGGCCGATCCGCGCGACGTCGCTCACGACGCTGCCGGTGGTCTGCACGAGCCGGTTGACGCCGGAGATCGCGCCGCTGATCGGCCCGAGGAAGCCGCTCATATGCTCGCCATGTCCTGATGCTCGACGCGGACGGGCGCGACGTTGACCGATCCCGATCCGGTCGCGGTGACCGCGCTATTCGGCGGCGGGTTCTTGTGCGTGATCGAGACATCGACCGCGCCGTTGACCGGCGCAGCCTGCCCGACCTGGACAGGCGGCGCGGTGGCAACAGGTGGTGCGGCTGCAACAGGGGGAGCCTTGGCGCTGGCGACCTGCTGCGCGTAGTCGATACGGACGCCGGCATTGCTGACGGCTGGGCGTTCATACTCACGCTCGACCAGGGCGGCTGCCTGACCTGATGACTTGGTGGTGCGCAGTGCCGCCATCATGCCGGCATACTGTGGCGACCGAAGCTCCTGGCGCAGAAAGCCGTAATTCGCCTCGTCGCTCTTGGGGTCCAGGTTGTTCTGCTTGGCGTATGCCTCGAATGCATCGCGCCGTGGTCCGGTCCACTGCGCCCAGCCGAAGCCGCCGCGCCCGCCGCCGATTGGTGCCTTCTCCTGGACGGCTTGCAGACCAGACTCCGCTTGTAGGTTGCCGACCAAGCCGGATGCCTGATCCGGCGTCAGGTTCAGATCGGCGGCGAGCTTGTCGCGGATGGCTGCGCCCCGCTCCACCTTGGCTTGCGGTAGGTTCATGGGTCCTGGCGCTGCCTGCTGCTGGATCGCCTCGGGGCCTTTCCATAGCCGCTCCAGCCCCTTCTCGATCCAGCCGCCGCCGCCATGCGGACGGCCCTGCTTTTCCAACATCTGGTCGTATGTGAGCGTCTCGCCGGTAGTCGGATTGCGGAAGGTCGGCATCCCGAACGCGCCGCCCGACTGCTGTTCGTAGCCCATGCCCTTCGCTTGGTCCTCGATCTCCTTCTGTCCCGCCTTGTTGCGTTCATAGGTGGTGATAATGGCGAGCGCGGCGGTGATCGGGAGAAGCGCCGCGGCCAGCGGACCAAGCGCGGCGACGACGGTCCCGATATTGGCGACGATCCCGACCGCCCACTTGACGGCGAACGCCAGGGCGATGTCCTCGGTGACATCCTTGATCGTGTCGAGGTGGTTCAATACCCATTGCAGGCTATCGAGTAGCTTGCCGATGCCCTGCTCGACCTTCGACCAGTCAACGCCTTCCAGCCACGCGGCGAATTTCTGCGAGATGCGATCGACGGCGGCGACGATCTCAGGCGTATGCTTTTCCACGAAGTCGGCGAAGTGCTGGAGCAGCGGGCCGAAGTCGCGCGCGACCACGACGGATATCTGCTGGCCGAGCCGATCGAACGCAACGGCGAGCCGACCTTGTGCCTCGGTGAACCGTTGCAGGCTTTGCTTCTGTTCGTCGGTGAGGTTCTTGTATCGGCTGACGTCGCTGAACCATTGCCCGAAGCTCTGGCTGCTCTGGCGGAACGTCTCGACCAGCTTATCGCCCGAGGCGCCGAGCAATTCGTTAGCGGCGCGCGCGCGGTCGAGCGGGTCCGGCATCGCGGCGATTTTCTGGATCAGCTCCGGCATGACATCGGCGGTCGCGCGTATGTGGCCGGTCGCGTCGCGCGCGTTGATGCCGAGCTTGTTGAACCACTGGAGCGCCGCCGCCGCGTTGCCGCTGCCGACGTTGATATTGCCAAGGGTGTTGTGCAGCCCCTTTAGGCCCTCGGTCATATCCTCTGTGCTGCCGCCCGCGAGCCGCGTCGCGTCCTCGAACTGCTGGAGCTGCTGCGTCGTCATGCCGATGTTGTCGGCGTTTTGCACGAGCGTGTGCGACCACGCGGCGTATTGCGATACCAGCTTGACCATGCCGGCGATCGACGCGGCGCCGGTTATGGCGCCCATGACCGGCACGATCGCGGTCAACGTCCGGAGCACGCTGCCCGCCGCCTTGGCGATCCAGTCGAAGCCGGTCGCAACCTTGCGCAGACCGGACACGTCAACGAACTTCGATACCTGCCGCGATAGGCGATCGAGCGGCGCGCGCATCTGCGTCATGCGCCGGTTGATCGCGTCGATCTGCTTGGTCGCGTTATCGACGACGGTATAGGTGACGGAATAACCGGCCATTATTGCCGCTGCTCGGCTAGCTCGCGCTCGCGTTCAGCGATGCGCTGCGACTGCTCGGCCCACCAGATCAACTCTGATCCGGTAAGTCCCCAGGCGTCTTTTGGTCCCCACCCGTAGAAGCGGGTAAGATCGGCGACAAGGTGTTTCCAGTTAGACGGAAAAGCGGCGTATAGGGTTCCAAAAAACGCCACGCCTCCTCCATCTGACTGATCCGCATTTTCTCGACCACTTCGCGCGGAACGGCGGCGACTTCGGCGATCAGCTTGATCTGGTAGCGCCGGAGCGTGAACATGTTCGACCCGGCGGCGATCTCGAATTCCGCGCGCTGCACTTGCAGCGCGGTCGGCTCCACCAGATGCAAGGTTGTGAAGTGTTTCTTGAGGTATTCGATCGGCGGATCGATATCGAGGTCCATCTCGCGCGGCGGCGGAAGCGACTGATCGAGACCGAGATCGAGATCGGTGAGCGCGTCCATCGCCTATGACTCCGATACGTCGATACCGTCAAAGCGCACCTGAAAGGTGCCCTCGGCGGCGCGCACTTCGAGCGCGCTGGTGTTCCACATGTTCGATCCGCCCACCACCTTGCCATTGGCGAGCGAGACCAATACCTCGACGCAGCGCATATCGTTGAAGTCGCCCACGGTGATGTCGCCGCTATCGCGCAGGGTGGCTTCAATGAAGCCCTGGAGCGGAACCTCGCTAAAGCCGTGGACGCTATCGAGACCGACAAGCGTCTCGCGCTTCCACTTGGCCGGCGACCAAGTGACATCGCTTACCACCATGTATGCATTGCCATCGATGGTGACGCCGGTAATACCGGCAAGCCGTTCACATGCAGCCATCATATCCCCCTTACGACTTGCGGAACTGGAGCAGGATCGCGATCTGCCGAAGCTGATTGACCAAATCAACCGGCGCGAGGATCTTCACCAGCCCATTGCCGGCATTCTCGACGACGATGTTCTGCGCGAACGTCCTGCTGTTCTGCACATAGCCCGCCGCCTCCAGCGCGCGATATTCGGAGATCACCGACGCGCGGATCATCGGCGCGTTGACGCAGTTTGATCCGGCGAGAATGATCGTCGTATCGCTCACCAGCTTCTTGCGCGCGTAGCGGGTCAGCAGATAGTTGGACAGGTCGCGCGACACGAACATCAATCCATACATCGTCTCGACGTCGAGGTAGCTGTCATCGTTCGCACCCGCCGCATTCTTTTGGTAGGTGGTCGCCATGCGCTCGATGATGACCGTGTCATCGTCACCGACGCGCGTCGTGCTCATTCCGTCATACAGCAGCGTGTTGCGCTCGCCGAGAATCCAGCGATCGGCGATCGGCGGCGCCTGCAAGGTCGTGTTGATATATTGCAACGGCAGGCCGGGATCGACGCGCAAGCTCGCCGCGCTCGCCGCGGTGATCTCGGCGGCCCAAATCCAGATCGGATCGGGCGAGCCGTTAAACGCCGTAATAGACATGTGCTGGTCATTGCGCGCCATGCCGAACGTCGTGCATTCGCCGAGCGTCCCGCGATAGGCGGAAAAGCATCCGCCATAGACCATCTCCTGCCACGACCAGCGACCGACATCGTCGGCCAGGAATGACTTCATCGCGTCGAGCGACGCGGTGTCATTGTAGGGCAGGCAGATAAAGTCATACGGCTGCGATGACAGGTTCGCCAAGCCGTTCGTCAGGATCGGGTTCGCGGTGCCGCCCGCCATCGCCGCGAACGCGACGGTGATCCCAGGGACCGGATATTCGCCGCCTGCCGCGCCCAGGTAGTTTTGGAGCAGCACGATATCGTTGCCCGCTTCGCCCTTGTTCTTTGCGGTCAGCGTCAGGACGTCGGCGGCTGCGACCGCGGTCACGGCGAGATTCGTGTTGGCGGTGATCGCCGCTTCAAGGTTCGCCGCGGCAGCGGTCGCGGTATCGCCGCTGTTGACGACGGACTGAATGCGGATGCCGCCGATGTAGACATTCAGCGTCCCCGAAGCGGTCGCGGTGCCGGTCAGCGTGATCGTCCCGGTCGCCGCGGCGCTCGCCGCATTGTCGGCGAGCGGCAGCATATAGACCGCGCCGAAGCTATCGCGCTGCAGGTAACGCTGCGCCATCTGGGCGAGGATCGAGCCGGCGCCGCAAAGCGTCAGCACTTGCGCGAGGCTCTCGACCAAGATGGGATTATCGACAACCGCCTGACCGGCGCTGGTGATCTGGCCGATCAAGAGCGTCTTTTGTAGCACCTGCGACGTGTTCGCTTGGCTCGGGTCCATCTCGACAAAGACGCCGGGAACCCGGTTGCTGGTCGGATAGTAGGTAAAGTTAATGCCCATCGGTCAGTCCCTCTCCTGGCGTACTGCTGGCGGATCGACGACGGGCGGATCAGTGGTCACGTCGCCGTCGCGCAGGCGGCGCGTCCAGAACATGTCACTGTCCGGAACTTCGCGCCCCTTATCGGGTAACACCTGAAAGCTAACCGGATCGCGCACGGTGCGGCCCGGAACGGGATAGATCATCATCGATGCGCTCCTCATGCAGTGCAGTTACGGCTCATCCGGCCAGGGACCATTGGTCGGCGGGATCGGCGCGTCGCCGGTCGGAATTTGCACGACGGCGGCGGGCATATCGCCCGCCGTGACCGGCGCCTTAAAGATATCAACCTCGATCGTTTCGAGCGGTATCGACGGCGGCTGGACGCCGTCCGCGTCGGTGATCTGCCAATCGATGTTGAATTCCCACTGATACCAGAGCCGCGCGCGATCGAGATCGAGATACCGCGCGCCGGAGAACGACGCGCCGCGAACCATGCGGCAATTGCCGACCTCCAGATTGAGCACCGAGGCGAATATCTGCGCTTCGATATCTTCGAAGCCCATCGACGGGTCCTGGCCGCGCCGGTCGCGTTGCGCGTCAAGCTCGACCGCGACGCCGACGCTCTTGTGGATGATCTGGATTAGCCCGTTCCAGACTTGGTTCGGCTCGGCTTCCTGGCCGAGCGGTAGGACATAGGCGGCGGGCAATACCATCGACGTGTTGTAATTGCGCAGCCCTGCATAGAATTCCGCCGCGCCGGCAACGCGACCGCCAAAGATCGGAGCATTCGCCCGCAGTTGGGTAATGAATGCCGCCATAATCACGGCGCCTTGGTTTCCTTCCAGGTCAACGCATTTTCCAGCGCCTTGCGCACGCGGCGATCAAGCTCGCCGGCTTCCTGCGCCATGACGCGATCGAGGAACGGACGCGGCTCCAGCACGCGCTTGGTATAAACGCCCTTCGCCCGCATGTGCCGACCGGTGCGGCGGTTGACCGGCTTCACGGCGCGCGCTCCGGGGTTGCCGCCGCCCTTGGCGCCGGCCTCGAGGAACAGCGCATAGAACTGCCGCGCGCGGACGGCGAAGCCCTCGCCCGACTTGAACACGAAGGTCTTAAGCGAGGCGCGGAGATCGCCCGAGACGCGGACGGGCGGCGATCCTGGCGCCGACGCGCGATAGCGGCCTGCGGGTCCGGAATACAAGCGCCCGCTGCCCTGGCTCTGATTGATAAGCCGTCCGGCCTTGTTTTTCACGTCATTGCCCGCGGCGCGCATCAGCTTGGTCAACTCGCGCTTGTCGAGCGCGACCGTGCCCCAGTGCGTGACGGTCAACTTGAGATCGCTCACCAGAAGCGGCCCCCGCCGAACAGCAGCAAGAGGACGATTATCAACAGGACCAAGCCGATGCCGCCGAAGCCCTGCGGGCCGTAGTAGCCGCCACGGTAGCCGTAATAACCGCCGAAGCCGCCGAACAGTACGAGCAGGACGATAATGAGCAGCACTAGGTTCATAGCGGGTTCACTCCAGGCGGCGCCGCAGCCGCGCCGTCGTATGGTTCGGTTAGCAGCGCGTTGCGCGTGCCGTCGCCGTCGTCGGGCGTCGTGCGGCTATGCTCTAGCTCGCATTCCATCTGGATGAACCGCTTCCGACCGGCGATCTCGGTCGAGCGGCGGACGCGGAATAGCTCGGTGCGCCAGTCGCCGGTATTGGGTCGGTAGGTCGAGCGGATCACGACGTCGATCGTTCCCGGATAGTCCTGCCAGCGGATGTAGATGAAATGCGTCACCGGGCCGTCGATCTGCGTGCTCTGGTAGAGCGTCGAGGGCCGGCTCGGCTGGACGTCGGCGTGGACGGTCGCGATCGGGACCAAGGTCTCGGATAGCGCCAAGTCGTCGGCGGGCACTTGGTCGCGGCGATAGAGCGTCACCAGCCAGCGGAGCGCGCCGATCGACGCCGCTAGAGCGCCTGACGGATTATCCGGCATGGTTCATCCGCCCGAAGCTCCGGCGCCGCGTAGCCCCTGCCGCAAGGCCGGCGCGGACGGTGTTCGGCTCATCCCGCGAAGGTCCAGAGACGATACGGGTCGAGAAGCCGATAGAAAGCCGCCGGCATCTCTGCCGGAACGTCGCCGCGGTTCTCATAGTAGTGCGCCGTGCCGATCAGGATCGCCGTCCGGATCGGCATGGGGACCGCGGACGGGTCCGCGTCGTCATAGCCGGCGGTGTAGTCGATCAGCATCGACTGTTGCGGTATGCGCGGCAGCAGTTGCGGCTTGACCGCGACATAGCCCGGATCGACCGCAAGGTTCAGGTCGTAATCCTCGGGATCGGCTAGCTGCATATCGCCGAGCGGCCCCCAGGTGATCTGCTCGACCGACTGGCACGGCGCGCGCGGTAGCTCGATCGGTCGCTTTGCCAAGGGCGGCCAGTTCAAGGGAAACACGATCAAGCTCTGCGGCACGAGCGGCGTCGCGGTCGGCGGCGGCGCCCAGGTGATGGCGAATTGCAGCTTTTGGGTGAACAGCGCGCGGTTTAGATAGGCTTCGGCCTCAAGCCGCGCGTTCTGTATATACATCTCCACCAGATCGTCGTCATAGTCGGAGTCGATCCGGCAGTGCCGGCGCGCGAGATCGACCGGCACCGGCTCGGTCGCGGGCGCTTCGAGGACGTGCAAGCCGCCATACACGGCGGGTTACTTCCTGACGACGCCGCTCGGTTGCCGCGGCGCCGGATCCTCGGTCCCGGCGAGCTTCGGGACCATGATATGCAACGGCTGCGCGAGCCGCTTCGCGGCAAGCTCCTGCGCCGCCGCCATTGGCACGGCGATCAGCTCGCCCGCCGTGTAGTGCGAAAAGCGTCGCATGGTCCGCATCTGAACCAGCGTGCCGGCGACTTCGCCGCTCATTTGGTCGGTCCTCCTATGTTACGACAACGCCATTCGACGGTGGCGCTGTGGTCGAGCCGTTCGCGTTCGTCGCCGTTACGACGCAGGTCGCGGTAAGCCCGACGGCGGCGGGGGTTACGTCAACGGTCGCGGAATCGGCGCCGACGTTCGCGCCGTCAAGCTGCCACTGATAGGCGTAAGCGGTCGGCTCGCCGCTCCACTCCCCCATCGTGCAAGTGAGCGTTGCGCCCACCTGCTCGACATAAGGCACGGCGACAACCGCAGGCGGCGCGGTCGGTGGAGGGGCTTCGCCGGTCACGCCTTGCTCGGCGAGCCGCGCCGCTTCGTCCGCTGTGAAGGCGGCGGACTCGCCGGCATTGTAGCTCGCGAAGTGCTTGGAAAACGTGACCACCACATCGCGTTGCGGAATTCCCTCCACCGACATTATGCGTCTCCCAGGTTTGTTAGAATTACGGAGGATCGGTCAGCGTCGGCGGCGGGTTCGCGCCGGTCGCGACGGCTGGCCGGATCGCGGTTGCCTGCGACCACGTTGGGTTGAGCGGTTGCGTCGAGTAAGGCGCCCCAGGCGCGCCGGGAACACCGGAGAAGCCCCAATCCTGCGTGAGCAACACGACAAGCGATTGAAGGTGTCGCATGTTGCAATCGTGCTCGGCGATCACACGGAACAGCGATTGATCGCGCTGGAACGATGAGACCATTGACGTGCCGTCATTGTAGGCTGCGACGTCGGACGCATCGACGACGACATTGTACGTGTCCGCGATGACGAAGTCGGCCATATCGACAAAGTAAATCTCCGACGCCTTGGTGAATGTCGTCATCACGAGGTTGGTCGGTATCTGCTGCGTCGTGCGGACCGGGTAGCCTTCCCACATGCCGCGCTCGATCTCATCCTTGAAGTAGAAACCGCCGACCTGATCGCGAGCGAGCGCGATAAAGCGCACGAGCGTCGGCGACATGATCCACGTCGGTCGGATCATGCGGGACATACCGTTTTGCAAGGCGAGGATCGCCGCCGACGACGCGGCGAGGATCGCGGTCAACTGATCGCCCGCTGCCGGCGTCGCCGGCATGGCGGCGACCGTTATCAGGTTCGCCGGCAACACGAGATGGCGCATTCCGATCGGCCCCTTGTCGGTGCCGTCGCCGCGTAGGAATGCCAAGTCCTCGCGCCGCGCGATCGTCTGCACGAGATCGTCGCGCACGATCTCCTCGACGCCGATCGGCGAGCGGCGGATCAGGTCATTGCTAACCGGAACCATCGCGGTCAATTTCTTGGCCACGAAGTTGACGTCATCGAACCGCTCTTGACTGATCGCGATGTCGTCCAGTTCGTTCTGGTAGCCGGCGGTTGCGCCACCAGCGAGACGCGGGATGGTCAAGTTGCCCATCGGCATCCCGACTTCCATCGGGTTCGCGCCGCGCACGGCGGTCGAGGCGCGGAGAAGCTCGATCAGGTCCGCCATGAAGTCCTGCGGGATCAACGCGCCGCCTTCGCCGGTTATGCCCGCGTTGAGCGCGCGGGCGACCACATCATCGCCGAAGCGATTGGAGATAAACTCCGCAGCCTTCTCGATCGAGACGTGGTGGAAGCGCGCGTGCAGGAGACCGAGCACATAGCGCGACGCCTTAATGCCGCGCTTTTCCTTTAGGCCAGCGTCGGGGTCGCGCTTGGCGCGCGCCGGTTGCGTGGCCGCGCCGCCGCCGACGCGGAAGCCCGCGCTATGAACGCCGCGCAGAGCGGCCTCGCCGTCGGGATCATCTTCGGTATTGGTCGCGTCCTGTGCGCCCTCCGCTGCGGCTTGCATGGCGGCGGCGACGCGCTGGAGCCGCTGGTCGATCGCGGCGAGCGCGGCGGACAGTTCATCGAACGTGGTGGACTGTTCGTCGTCGATCGGCTTGTCGTCGGTGTCCTCTTTGACGATCGCGGTCATCTTCGCGACGATTTCGGAACGCCGACGCTTTAGCTCGCGGTGCTTCTCTGAGAGTGTTGCCATAACCTGTGTCCTCTATGTGCGGCGCGACATCGCGCGCGCTATTCGGTTGCTTGTGCCAGTTGGAGCGCGCGTCGGCGGCGTGCTCGTGCTCTTGTTAATTCTTGATTGAAGGCTGTCACTTCCTCGCCGGTTACCGGCGGGGTGTCGGACGCGATAGCCGTTCCCTCGCCCGGTCCGGGCGCTTCGATCAGCGCCTCTGGATTGGCTGGAACGGTGACAACGGATAGCTCGACAAGCTCCTGTTCCTCGAAGTCGATACCGGGGAACCAGTCGTCGGCGCCGCGCGCTTGGTCGCGTGTGTAGTCCCACTTGATCGGTCGGAAGCCGACGCTGGTCGCGGCGATAAAGCCGCCGCGCGCGAGCCGATAAACCGACTCGGCGAACTGACCGCCTTCCGGCGTATCGAGCGGGATAAACTCGACCGACGCTTTCAACGCGCCATCCTCGATGCTGACATTGAACGCGCGACCGATCGGCAGGCGCGAAGCGTCGTGGCCCCACAACACGACCGGATTGCGGGCGAAGTTCTTGAGGTCCCAACCGGCAAGCGCGATGCGGTCCTGCTCGCGGTCAACGTCATCGGTCGAGATGGTAAAGCGGAGCACGCGCGCGTCGCCGAGCTGCTCGGCTGGCGCGATGATCTGCTTGCGGAGACCGATCGCCGCGCGGGTGACGTTGCGGCCCCGGTTATACGCCTTGAACTGCGTGGCACTGACGATCTGCATCAGCTAACCCCTCCCGGCTCGGGCTTCGGCGCGGCGGCAGTCGGCGCGTTACTCGCCTCGGACGGCGCGGCTGCGGTCGGCGGTTGATCGGTCGGCAGAGCGGTGTTGAGCGGCACGCGGTATTCGTCGCCGTGGCCGTCGTCGATCGGATCGAGGTTCTCGCGGGCGCGCACTTCATTGCGCGACATCCAGCCGTTGAGCGTGCCGATCTGATACGCCTGATAGCGCGTTAGGAGATCGCCGCGCGTCATGTCGTCGAAGTCGAATTTGCATTCGAGCGTCAGGCGTTCGTCGTCGAACAGGAGATGGTGGTCGAACAGTTGCTCGATCGAGCGCGCAACCGGCTTTAGCGCGCTATCGACGTATTGCTGATTTTGCTGCTCGATGTTGTTCAGCGTCGCCTTGTCAAGCTCGCCGAGCCGATGCGGCGGCACGCCATAGAGCCGGCAGATATCGACCACCTGAAAGCGGCGCGTTTCTAAGAACTGCGCTTCCTCGTTGGTGATCGCGATCTTTTCGTATTTCATGCCTTCCTCGAGGACCGCCGCCTTGTGCGCGTTCTGGACACCCGCGTGCGTCTCGCGCCAGGAATTCGCGATCCGATCCCCCGCTTCCTTGGACAGCTTGCCGGGGTGGCTGATAACGCCACCGATCTGCCCGCCCTGGCGGAACAGGATGCCGCCATGCTGCTGCGTCGCGAGCGCGAGACCGATCACGTCCTGCGCGACGGCGATCGGCGAGACGCCGACATAGCCATCCATCGAGATATTCTTGATGTGGATCATGTCGTCGGGCGGCACGAGCAGGCCGAAGCCGAGCCGGCGGGAGTTGATCCGATACCAAAGCTCGCCGTCGTCGGTCAGCATGATCGAGCAGCGATCCGGCGCGATCGGGACAAGCTCGATCGGGTTCGCATCCTTGTCGCGCTCGACGACGATAAATGCGTTGCCGCGCAGGCAGAGCGACGTGACCGCGTAGCCGATAAATTCGAACCATGTCTGCCAGCGGTTCGGACGCCTGAACAGCTTGTTGAGCGGATGGCGCGTGTCGCGCCGGTAGCCGCCCCCGCCGAGACGACGGCGGACGAACGGCGTCAGCATGGCGATATCCTGCGAGACCGCGCGAATGCATGAATAGACCGCAGCGGATTGCAGGGCGGTGAACGGGGTAACGGGAACGCCGGTATTCGACGCATAGCCGCCGAGCGCGGCGTAAAGCATCGGCTGCGGCCACCCCAACCCGCCAAGGGTCGAAGTAACCGCAGCGTCAGCCTTCGTCTCGGTCGCGGACGGCGCGGCGGACTGTTGAGACGATCCCAACAGCCATTGCCCGAGCCGCTCGCGGAAGGTCATCGTCAGGCCGGCTTCGGCGCCGGGGTCGGCGCGATCGGCTGCGTCGGACGGGCCGGCGCAGGCGGTAGCCCCTGATCCGGATGTGCCGGCGCAGGCGGTAGCCCGTGATCCGGATGGCCCGTCGTCGGCGGCAGCGGATAACCGACCGACAGGCTAGGATCGACGACGGTATAGCCTACCACCTGTAGACCGCCCGCCGCCGAGACCGCGACGATCGCGACAAGGAACTTCTGCGACGGCAGACCATGATCCGGACGCGGTGGTGCGCCGGGCAATCCCTGGTCAGGGCGCGGTGGTGCGCCGGGCAATCCCTGGTCAGGGCGTGGTGGCGAGCCGGGCGGGACAATCGGTCCACCGCTTACGACCGGAGGCCAGATCGAGCCGGGTGGCATCGGATAGTCAGGCGGCAGTGGCGTCGGCGGCCAGATACCGACCGGAGGCGGCCATATCCCAGGCGGCGGCGGCGGAAGCTCGATCGGGTGCGTCGGCACGCCTGGGGCGCCGGCGATGGGCGGAAGCGAATTGTCCGGACCAGCGGGGACCACGAGTATGCTACCGGCGGGAACGGGAAAAGTTGCTGCCATTACGGGAACTCCATTGGGGTTGAGGGTTTCACTTGAAACGATCGCGCGCGGCTCTAGCCGCCGAGCACGAGTAGCCCCCTGCTTTCGTAAACAGAGGTCGCATCGACGTGCGACATGCTGCGAGCGATCGCCATGATCGTTGCAACCGCCGCGTCGATCTTGTTCTCGGGTCGCGCCTTGCGCGGATAGACATTGCCGCGCGCGTCATAGTGGCCGACGACATTCGACATGCACCACGCGAGCGCGCCGTTGCCATCGTGGCGAAGCCGACCGGCGCGGATCGCGGCGTCGAGTTCTTTCGTCGGCTCGCTAAAATTCTGCGTATTGGCGCGGAACTCGACCACCGGAACGCCTTCGGCGGCGAGCCGCTGCGCAAGCTGCGTCGATCCCCACGGATCATAGGCGAGCGATTGAACGTCGAAGCGCCGGCAATCCTCGATCAGATCGATCTCGATCGCGCCGAAGTCGGTCTCGTTGCCCGGTGTGATCTGAAGCACGCCGTCGCGCGCCCAGGCCGGATAGGACGGATTGCGCGCTTCGGCGACCGCCGACTCGTTGAGATAGCACCGGCAGAACACCGTGTAGTGGCCGGCGTCCGGAAACACGAGCGAGACCGCCGCGAGATCGGTCCTGCTCGCAAGGTCGAGCGCGATATGGCACGGCCTGCCGGCGAAGTCCTCGATCCGAAGCGTCGGATCGGCGCACGCCTGCCAGGAGCGAACCGAGAACAGCGCCTCATCCGCGCCGACCCATTGGTTCAGGTGCCGGGTCTTGAATACCGACTCCCGCGCCGCATTGTTGCGCGCCTGCTGGGCGATCGAGCGGATCGCGTCAGGCTGGACGGTCTGGCCCCAGCCGGGGTTGACCTTGCGCCACGTTACTTCGTCCCAGGTGTCGTCGCTCGCGTCGGCGGTATAGATCAACGCGAATAGCCGCTCATCCTCTTGCACGCCGTCGAGCACGCGCAGCGAGTAATCCCATAGCTGCTTGCCGATCCCCGCCGTGTTGTCGGTCGCCGTCGTAATGCAGATCAGCAATGGCTGGACGCGCTTACCCATCGCGGTCAACAGGACGTCGTAAACCTGTGCCGTCTTATGGCTGGCGATCTCATCGCAGACCGCGACCGCGACGTTCAAGCCGTCGAGGGCCTTCGCGTCGGAGGAGATCGGCGCGAAGCGGCTCGCGGTGCGCTCCTGAAAAATCGCGTTGACCATGACGTTCACCGACAACGGCGGACGCTGGAGACGCGGCGTCCGCCGCACCATGTTCTGCGCCATGTCGAACAGGATGCGCGCCTGATCGCGGGTAACCGCCGCCGCGTAGCCTTCGGCGCCGCCTTCGCGCTCCATGAACGTGCAGTAGAGCGCAGCCGGCGCGACAATCGTCGTCTTACCGTTGCCGCGCGGGACAGCGACGTACGCCTGCCGGAAGCGTCGCAAGCGGGTGCCCGGCTCGACGAAGCCGAAGATGTTCGCATAGACGAACCGCTGCCAGTCCATCAACCGGATCGGCTTGTCAGCTTCCGGCCCCTTGATATTCGGTAGCTGCGAGGCGAACAGCATCGCGCGATTGGCGAGCGCCGGATCGAACTGCCAAGCCGAGTTGCCCGCCTTCGCGTCCGCAAGCTCGCGATTGAACCGCGCCGCCGCCTTGCGCGCGGTCTCGCAAGCGGTCGCGTCATCGGCGAGCCGGCGAGCGAATTCGATCGCGGAAGTGACGTGGTCGCGGCTAGGCGACATCCCGCGTCAACTCATCCCAGGCATCGACCTCGCCCTCGATCAATCGCGGCCCGCCTTGCGGGATCAACTGGATGCGCGGTCGCGAGGCCGGCGAGAAGCCGAGTTCACTGCCGCAGCGGAGCATGATGAGCGCGGCATGGTTCATGATCCGGAGATACGGCGAAGCGGTCGGCGAACCATCCTTCGACTTGGTCAACAGCGGCATCTGATTGCCGAGATCGAGCCGCGCTTGCGTCATCATCGCCGTGCGGTGGCGGTCCTCCGCTTCGACCCAGGTCACCAGCACCGAGCGGTCGAGGGCCTTGAGCAGACCGCGCGGCGCGTAGCGCATGACATAGGTCCAGCCCTCTTTCTGGCTCGGCGTGAGGAAGTCGGGCGGCACGACGTCGAGATCGGTCTCGGGCTGCGGTTCGAACGGTCGCGCGTTGCGATCGGCGCGGTCGGTGCCGTGGAGCTTGTGCAACGCGGTCGGCTTGCGCGGACGTCCGCCCTTGTTGCGACCGTGCCGGGGCTTTTTCATGTCTCGACCAGCCAGCCGGCGAATTCGCCGAAGCGGAAAAACTCGACCGCGCGTCCCGGCAGGAGCGTGCGCGCGATCGGACGCTGCACGCCGCTGAGTGACAATTCCTTGGCGACGATCTCGCCGGGTTCGACGCCAGCGGCGAGCTTACCGGCGAGCGCAAGGCGCCAGAGCACCGTGCCGGGATAGCCGCGCTCGGCTTCGCACTTGTCGAACACGATCAGCGCGCCGCCAGGACGTGCAGCAGACACCAGGTGCTCGACCAGCGGGCCGCGCTCGACCGGCGCGACGAACATCAACGTCAGGAACGCAACCGCGACATCGAACGGCTGGAACGCGACGCACTCGGCGCGCTCGATCAGCAATTCGCTGTCAGGCGGGCCGGTATAGATCGCCGCCATCTCGGGCGACGGCTCGACCGCGATCAAGTGCGCGCCGCGCGCTGCCAAGGTCGGTGCGAGCGCACGACCGATGTTCCCGGTTGCTGCGCCGAGATCGTAAACGAGACCGCCTTGCGGGATGTAATGCCGCGCAACGTGCGCGACGGCGCCGGTCGCGATCTCATACCAGGGGAGCTGCTCGCGGACATGCCGCTCGAAGCCGTTCGCCACGGCTTGGTCCTGAAACGTCCAGTTGCGCGGGATGTCGAAGGCGTCGGCGGCATCCATTAGGTGAATTCTGCAGCCCTTGGCTGCGAATGCCCTGGATAATCCGCCGACGCCAGTCGATAGGACCATTGCCGGCCCGGCAAGGCCGGCTTCGTCAACCTCAACCTCGAAGGAATTCGATCATGCCTGCATCTAACAAGAAAGTCACCAAGCCGTCTGCGAAGGTCGCGGCGGTTCGCAAGGCGATGGACAAGAACATCGCGAAAAACGTCGCCAAGCGCGCCGCCAAGGTCCGCGCGGCGAATGCCGCCGCCGATGGGCGGGAGGCGAATGCCGCCAAGGCGCCGAAGGTTACCGCCGAGATGAAAGCCGCTCTGACGCCGAAGGGCTTCGGCTCGCTGATCGTCGGCGGCAACGCCAATCCGGCGAAGCCGACCAAGCCGGCGAAGGCCGGCAAGGCGACCGCCGCGCTGACGCCGATCGAGCGGCAAGCGATCGAAGGCATTCTCGCGAGCGACTACATGGATGGCATGACCGGCAACGATGCGGTCGGTCATCGGGTCTGGACGTGGAGCGCGAATCCGTTCGCGTCGAAGCCGACCTTTAGCGGCGCCGCAAGCTCGCTGGTCAAAAAGGGCTTTGCCGCGATCGACGGCGCCGGCAAGGATGCCTGCATCCAGATTACGCGCGCCGGCATGGATGCGTTCGAAGCGACCGCCGCCGCCAAGCCGGTTGCGAAGGTCGCCAAGGCCGGCAAGGCGTCCGCCGCTACTACCAAGCCGGCGAAAGCCGCGAAGCCTGCCAAGGCCAGCGCCAAGCCGGCGACGGACGGCGTCAAGGCGCCGACCGGCGCGAAGGCGACGATTATCGCCATGATCGAGCGGAAGGACGGCGCGAGCGCCGCCGAAGTCTGCAAGAAGCTCGGTTGGGTCAAGGCCGGCGCGACGATCGGACGCGCGATCAAGCTCGCGCCGTTCAAGGTCCGCAAGGAGCGCGATGCCGACGGCGCTCTCCGCTACTACCGGGAGGGCTGACCGATGCTGAAAGCTCTTGTCGTCATTCTCCTGACGCCGCTCGTGCTTTGTCTCGGCGTCTACGGCTGCACCATGGCGCATGTCGCGGTGCTGACGCATTAGGCCGGTCAAGCGGCTACTCTCGGAAGGGGCGCGGAGCGATCCGCGCCCTTTCTGCGTGCGGGGTCGAGGACGCGATCTCGGATCGTCGCGGCGATTGCCGCCATCATGACCGGCGGGACCGCGCGACCGAGCCGCTCCCACTGTTCGGCATAGGTGCCGAGCAGCACGAAGTCATCGGGAAACGCGCATATCCGGCGAAGCTCGGCGATCGAGAATTTCCGGCACTCGGTCGGATGCGCGACGCTCGCCGCGTGCGCCTTCCGGCCCTCTGCGGTGATCGTCGGCGACGGCGCCGCGAGAGACGCGCGCACTAGCTGGAAATACCGACCGGAGGTCTCGCCCTGGCCGAGCTTGTCAAGCTCGCGACCGACCGCAAAGCGCTGCATGTCGGCTTCCGGCTCGACCATCAGCGTCATCTCGCTCCGGGTCCGTCGCCGGCCATGCGTGAGAACGGTCGGCGCCGGATCGTTGATCGAGCGCGCGCCGTCGAAGGTGCCGACCTTGACGCGGACGGCGCGCGACGCCTGGACGGTCGCGGCGGGCTGGCTGCTAGGCGCCATAGCGTGACCGTTGAAGCCGTTAGCGCACTCGACCGCGCCGATCCACGGCAGCGCGTCGCGGACGCTGTAGCGGTAGCTCCGTGGCGCCGGAAAGGCCGGGTCGGTCGCAAGGTCGAGCCGCGTCCCAACAAAGATCAGCCGTTGCCGCGCCTGCGGAACGCCGAGCCATTGCGCGTCGAGCAGTTGCGCGCGGACGCGGTAGCCCGCCGCCTTCAATGCCGCGAGGATGTCGAGGAAGTAGCCCTTGCCGGCGCCCTTGACCA